TCTAATCTGTTATTCCTGGTTCGATTCCAGGTAGAACTACTTTTAAAATTAAATGCTTATGTCAAATAAAGATTCAGTACAAGAACAGGCTTTAAATGTTATCAAAAATTATAAAAAATGTAGTGTTGGTATCTCAATGGGTGTTGGTAAAACTAGGATTGCTATAAAATATTTAATAAACAACTACAATGTCTTTTTAAAAGTTTTAGTGGTTATACCAAAACTCTCAGTTAAAGATTCTTGGAATACAGAACTTGAAAAGATGAATGTTGAATCTTTAAAAGATCATATAGAGTTTACCACATATCTTTCATTAAATAAAAAAGATCCTAATGAATATGATATTGTTTGTTTAGATGAATGTCATAATATTCTACCTCAACATGAGAACTTTTTAAATGCATATCATAATAAAATATTAGGTTTAAGTGGAACACTTCCTGTTGTAAAAAGCAGTGAAAAATATAAACTAATTGAAAAGCACTGCCCGGTTGTTTTTAGATTTTCAGTGGATGAAGCCACTGATCAAAAGATATTAAACGACTATAAAATTATAGTACACAAAATTAGTTTAAATAAATTAAATACACTCAAAAAGAAAACCAAAACTAATAAAATATGGTTCACTTCAGAATACAATGATTATACTAGACTATCTAAATATTTAGCTGAAGCAGAAACTCCTAAACAAAAACAGTTTTATTCTATTTTTAGAATGCGAGCTTTAATGTCTTACCAAACTAAAGAAGATTATTTACTTGGTATTCTAAATAATATTAATGATAAGTGTATTATATTTGCTAATACCCAAGAACAAGCAGATAGAATGTGTAGACATAGTTATCATTCAAATAATGCTAATTCTGAAGAAAACTTAAGATTATTCAAAGAAGGACAAATTGAAAAGTTATCTTGTGTAATGCAATTAAATGAAGGTGTTTCAATACCACAACTTAAAGTTGGAATTATTATGCATGCCTATGGTAATGAAAGAAAATCTGCACAAAGAATAGGTAGGTTATTAAGATTAAGCCCTGAACAAATATCAACTTGTCATATACTTTGCTATAAAGATTCTGTTGATGAAATATGGGTAGAAAAAGCTCTTGATGGTCTAGACAAATCAAAAATAGAATATATAAATTACTAATATGATTATAGAAATTGATGAACTAGAGTATATCAAAAAAAAGACAGCTGAAGAATGCTGTGAACTATCAGTGGCTTTAATGCAAAGTGTAAATAAACCTAAATTAAAAAATACTAAGCAAGTTGAAGATGAAATTGCAGATGTTTTAATGTGGTTACGCCAATTAAGTATATACTATGATAATCAGTATATTCTTAATAGAATAAGTGAAAAAAAACAAATTTATTTTAAAGATGAAAAAATTCAGCACAATAATATCTGATCCCGGTGATGAGCAAGATGGCTCTCACATTATATCTCAAAGCGATAATATTTATCTCCAACTTAATGCTAAAAATGGAAATTTTGATTTTTCAGTTAGTGTAAATAAAATGAGATTTGAAAATTTCATGCGATCAATACCAGATGGTACAAAATTAGATGTTTTTATTTCTTATAGCACAGATAAAGCAAGCGCTGCTCAAATTGCTAGAATTCATGCTATGTGCCGAGAGTTAGCAACATCTGTGGGTCATACTTTCAATGAAATTAAAAAATTAGTTAAAACTAATTGTGGTTTAACTTATATAGATACTAATACCAAAGAACTTCAGTATAAATCTTTTGCTGAATGTAGTAAAGCAGAGTTAAATCTTGCAATTATAGCCTGTTTTGAAATTGGAGACTTTAATAATATAAACTTAAGATGATTCTTTACTCATCTGTTTGTATAATTCTTTAATTTTTGCAGAGTCATTATTATTAAAAGCTTCCATTAAAGATTCAAGCTCTTCATTTTTTATATCAGTTTCAATTTTAGTTACTAAATTTTGCTCATAAGCATAAGATCTAAAAAGTTGTTGTAAAGCAAAGAGAGTGTAAACATGAGATTCAAAAAGATTTAAGTTTACACTCTCTGCTTCTTCTTTATTTTGAGATAACAAACTCTCAAACTTTTTAAACATACCAGGGATTGTAGTTTTATCTTCAATTAAATCTGTGACAAAGTACAATATTATACGCTCTAAGCCAAGAATAAAACCAGTATTTACTTCTACATTTTTAATATTTTGCGTTAAGTCATATGACTCTGGCACAAGATTTTTTTTATTTTCCATTTCTTTTTAAATTTTAAAGCAAATATACATATAAATATGGATAAATCAGAGATAAAAGAAAAATTATCTGAATTATTTTTAAGTTATAATTGGCATATATTAGACTTTTTTCTGAATCAATTTGAATATTCTATACTTATAGATAGTTTATTAGAAGAAAAGAAGAAAGGCCATAGTTTTACACCAAGACTTAAAGAATCTTTTTCAGGTATACTGACATGTCCCCCGGATAATATAAAAGTTATAATAATTGGTCAGGATCCTTATCCACAGCCAAATGTAGCTGATGGTATTGCATTTAGTTGCAGTAAAACAATGAAAGAGCAACCGTCATTACGCTACATATTTAATGAGATTGAAAAATTATACCCGAATGGGTATGAAAGAGACCCAAACCTAATTAAGTATACCCGACAGGGTGTAATTATGCTTAATACAGCTCTTACTTGTAGGGTTAATGAAATTGGAAGTCATTATCATATATGGAAAGGTTTTACATCTTTTTTTCTAGAGCATATTAATAACCGGCACAAGGATTGTGTTGCTGTTTTATTAGGTAAAAAGGCAGAGGAGTGGGCAAGTCACTTATCTAATTTACATATAATAAAAGCATCTCATCCTGCATCAGCTGCTTATTCTAAAGGTTCTTGGGATAGTAATGATCTTTTCAACAAAGTCAATAAAAGACTTGAAATAATTGGAAAAGAACCTATAATTTGGTAAATTTGTATTCATATGTGGGAACTACTTCAAAAAATATTAGAAAATAAAATATCGCCAGACGCATGTTTGCTTTTATTTTCTTTTAGAGAAAATGTTCAATGTCCATACATTGATACAGAAAAATGTATAAAAGAACTTGTTTTTGCTGAATTCATAGTTTATAAAAATACTGAAAATGATCCTATTTTCAGAAAAATAGAAATAACAGATAAAGGAATGAATTTTATTTATTCTTTAGATAATTATTTCATAAAAGCTAAAGCAAGAACAAACACCCAGTTGATGGGTAAAGATTTTTTAGAAAACATAGAAAAATATAGATCTATTTTTCCTAAAGCAAAATTACCAAGTGGAATGCCTGCCAGAAATAATGTAAAAGCTTTGAATGAATCTTTTAGATGGTTTTTTGCTACATTCGATTACACTTGGGAAGAAGTTCACAAAGCAACTGATATGTATGTAAAAGAATATGCAAATAATAATTATTTGTATATGATGACAAGCCAGTATTTTATTTCTAAACAAGATAAACACAAAGTAAAAAAGTCTACTCTTGCTGATTATTGTGATTTAGTGCGAGATGGTGTTGATACTAAACCTAAAGAGTTTTTTAAAGATAGAGTGGTATGAGTGAGCATTTATGGGATGGTCAGCATTCAGCATTTAATGAAGCATTAAAATATATAAAAAGTAGGCAATTAGGTCAAGATAAATCTATTTATACACCTTGGCCAAAGTTTAATGACGCAACTGTAGACGGATTAGAATGGAATAGTTTAACTGTAATTGCAGCGAGACCTGGTTCAGGTAAAACTTTAATTAAAGACCAAATCATTAGAGAATCTTTCAATCTTAATCCCAATGATGATTATAGAGTTTTAGAATTTCAATTTGAAATGGTAGGTAGAAACTCAGCAATTAGAGAGTTTACATCTGTTACCGGAAAATCTTATAAAGAATTAACAAGCGCTTCTGGTTCAAAAGTTTTAGATAGCACTATAAATCAATGCTACGAATATGCTAAAAAAAGAGTTAAGTATCCTATTGATATTATAGGAACACCACTTACAGTAAACCAAATGCGTGAACAAGTAGATATGTATATGAATTACCATAAAGGTAAAAAAACAATAATAACTCTTGATCATACATTACTTGTAAAAAAAGCACCATATCAAAAAGATAGATTAGATACTTTATTTGAACTTGGTGAATTTTTTACACAATGTAAAAGAGATTATCCTTGTTTATTTATAACTTTATCTCAATTAAATAGAAATGTTGAAGATCCAGAAAGAGCTATAGATGGTAAATATGGTAATTACATTACTGAACAAGATATATTTGGTTCAGACGCAATGCTACAACACGCTGATAACTTAATTGGTATTAATAGACCCGCGCATAGAAAAATTAGATTTTATGGCCCGGATAGATATATTATTGAAGATGATAGCGTTTTAGTATTTCACTTCTTAAAAGCTAGAAATGGAGACACAAGAATAAGTTTTTTTAAAGGTCTTTTTAGTACAATGGAAATAATAGAAATACCAACTCCAAAAACACAATCAAGATGATGAACACAAAAACAGAAAAACAAATTACACCTGATGAAAGAAGATTGAGAGTTCTAGAATTAAGACAAGAACATCAACCTTATTTTGAGTCAATTTTTAAAAATGCTGCTATTTTTATACCTAAAATGGCATATAGACCACAAGGCAAAGATGAATTATATATTAGCTTTTTTGCAAGTGAATTACAAAATAATCAAGATATTTACACTGAATTTGTAAGTATTAATTATGAGTGTGAAGATCCAAAACGCACATTATATTTTCTTCAGGCTAATCCTTTTTGGCAAGAAGAATATGAATTAATTGTATCTAATGCCGGTTTTCAAAGATATTTAGTACCTGTAAGTGATTTAAAAGTAATTAACGATGTTACAAATAGAAACTTAAACGCAAATACCTCTATTACAAATAGAAACCAAGAATCAGATTTAAAAATTGAGAATCCTGAGTGGAAGTATTCTAATATTGGTATAGTAGATGCTTTAGAAAGAATAGCAGATACTTTAGTAGAAATAAAAAACACAATTAAAAATAAATAAAATGGCACACAGCGTATTAGTTATTGCAGAATCTGGATCTGGTAAATCAACTTCCATTAGGAATTTAGATCCAAAAGAAACAGTTATTATAAATATTGCAAATAAACCTTTACCATTTAAAGGTTGGAAAAGTAAATATAAATCCTTAAACAAAGAAAACCCAGATGGAAATTTAGTAAGTGTATCTTCAGGTCCCGGAGTTTTAAAAACAATGACCTATGTAAATGAAAAAATGCCACACATTAAGAATTTAATTATTGATGACTGGCAGTATATGTCAAGCTTTGAGTACTTTGATAAAGCTTCTGAAAAAGGATATGATAAATTCACTTCTATTGCTGCTAATTTAGCGGCAGTTGCAAAACTCCCTAAAGATTTAAGAGAAGACTTGTATATATTTTTTCTAACTCATTGTGAAGAAAGTACTGATATCAATGGAAAAAGAAAAATTAAAGCTAAAACAGTGGGTAAAATGATTGATAATGCTCTCACTTTAGAGGGTTTATTTTCAATTGTTTTATACGGTAAAGTAATCAAACAAGAAGATGGTAGTTTGTCATATGTGTTTGCAACTAAAACAGATGGTGAAACAACATGCAAAACACCAATGGAAATGTTTGATGAGGAATTTATTCCTAATGATTTGGCATTCGTAAAAGAATGCATTAAAAAATATGAAAATTAACCTTTAAACCAAAAAAAATGCTAAGTACAAAAAATGTTTCATCAAACCGCGTAAGTCCAGTTTTATCACCTGGTAACTGTAAAGTTAAAATTAACAGTTTATCTTTTGAGGCAACTCCTTATGACAAAAACTCATTTAATATTATTTTAAATGTTGAAAGTGAACCCGTAAGCGGAGAATTTCAAGGATTTTTAGTTGATGCTACTAAACCAGAGGGTCCTCGTTATAAAGGGCAAGTTGGAAGAGTTAGAATAACTCCATATCCTTTTAAAGATGCTGTTTTAGACAGTGGTAGAAAAATTAATAAAGACCAAGAAATTTTAAAGTCTGTAGCTTTTCTTGCTGATGTAACAGGTAAAAGAAATGAAGTGGATGATATTAATGTTGATACAATTGAAGCTTTTATGGATAAATGTAAAAGCATTTTCAAGAATACAAATTATATCAATGCTTGTATTGGTGGTCGTGAATGGGAAAACGCTGAGGGTTATATTAATGTAGATTTACATTTACCTCGTATTTCTAAAACCGGTGTTCCAATGGAAAGTCTTAATGTTGAATCTAGCCGATTGATTACATTTAATTATGAAGAACATGTCAGAAAATTTGTAAAGAAAGAAGCAAGTGGAGTTTCTAGTTTTGAAGCGCCAACTGTAAATTCTGGAGATGATTTTGAACTCTAAGATTTAACATTTTAAAATATAAAAGAGCAGGTTAATAGCCTGCTCTTTTTAATTTTATGTATACTACAAAAAATATTATTTTTGAAATAAATCAAGTACCAAGTTACTGGGCTTTTAAGTATTATTTAAATTTAGAAGATGATCTTACAGGTCAATCTATAAAACTTAAATCTATTTGGAATCCTTTAGAAAAAACGCCAAGTTTTTGTATTTACGTAAATAGGAAAGAAAACCAATACTATTTTAAAGACTTTTCATCCGGAAAATATGGTGATAAGATTACATTAGTAATGGAAATGTTTAGCATTGATTATTCAGCAGCTTGTAATAAAATTATAAATGATTACAATACTTTTGGTAAAAGTAACACTATTACAAACTATGAATTAAATTTTGACTCTAAATGGCAAGTAACAAATGTAAATTTTAGAGATTGGAATACTAATGATGCAAAATATTGGCTTTCTTATAGAATTGGTAAAACTTTACTTGAAAAATATAATATAAAACCCGTGTTGAGTTTTGAAATTTGTAGAGATGCAAATACCAAATTAAATATTCAAACTGAACATATTTATGCTTATTGCGATAATTCTGATGAAGTATATAAAATATATCAACCATTTAAGAAAAATAAATTTTTAAAGATCAAATCTTATACACAAGGTTTAGATCAACTGGAATATACACAACCTTATTTAGTCATTTGCTCTTCTTTAAAAGATGCAATATGTCTTAAAGGTTTTGGTTATAATTTAGAAGTTATAGCTCCGGATAGTGAAAACACACTAATCAAAGCCTATATAATTGAAAATTTAAAACTCAAGTACAAAAAAATTATAACTCTTTTTGATAATGATAAAGCAGGTTTAAATGCTATTCAAAAATACAAAGATGTTTATAATATTGATGGTACTTTTCTTGAAATGAGTAAGGATATATCAGATTCTTTAAAAGAATTTGGATATGATAAAGTAAACCCCATTTTGTTTAAAACTTTAAAAACTATACTATATACATAATGAAATTTTTTATACCCGGTAATGTGCCATCATCCAAGAATGGAAGGCGTTGGACAGGAAAATATTTCATTGCAAGTAAAGCAGTTGTTAATTACAGAAAAAATTCAAAAAAATATTATTTAGAATATGCAGAAAAATTTAGAACTGAATTAGCAAAATTTGATTTACCTGTTGAAATTGGAATGACATTCATTAGAGGTAATAAACATAAGTTTGATTATATTAATCCGGCACAAACTGTTCAAGATGATATGGTGACTTATGGATGGATCACTGATGATAACTCAGATTTAATTAAACCTGTTTTTTTTGATTATGAATATAATAAAAATAAACCAGGTGTGATAATTGAAATAAATCCTAAAAGAAAATCCAAAAAAAAGTGATTGTTAATATAACTTATGAACAACTTTTAAGTTTAACTGGTATGTTAAATGCTGGCGATGATGATTTTGAAGTGGCAAAATCAAATATAGAAAATTTAAAACTTGACGTTTTAGTTCTTAATTTATTTTATAAAAATATTAAAGATATTAGGCGTAAAGTTGAATTTAGAAACGAGTTTAATCTTTTAAAAGAAGATTTGTCAATAAATAAAATTAATATAATTATTAGAATGAAAAATAAAGAATATAAAGATTTTGTTTTAAATGAATATTTTAGATATACTGTATTAAATATATACAAAGACAGTTTCAACTTTGTAAATAGAGATGGCGTTTTTGATTTTAAAATTTAAATTATGAAAAAAAATTTAATGGCTATTACAGATAAAATAGCTAAAATAGCTAAAAATTTAATTTTTACAGAACCTTTTTATGGTCTATTTCTAATTGGACTTAATAAAAAATATAGAGAAGATATACCAACGGCCGGCGTAAGCAAAAACGGAATTGGTGTAGATCTTTCAATAAATCCAACTTTTGTAGAGGGTTTATCTGATCTGCATATTCAAGGTTTATTGAAACATGAGTTATTGCATATTGCGTTTAATCATCTGATATTACGTGATATGTTTAAAGATAAAAATCTTTTTAATATTGCTGCTGATTTAGAAATAAATCAATATATTGATGAAGAACATTTACCTATAGGAGGTTTACTTTTATCTACTTTTCCGGAATTAAAACTTCCAATAAGGGCAGGTACAAAAGTTTATTATGATATTTTATCTAAAGCAAAAGAAGACGGAACTTCTGAAACTTTAAATAATATTTTATCTCAAATGGATGGAACTAGTAAATATGACCATCCAACTTGGGATGAATTCAATAATTTGTCTGAGTCAGATAAAAAACTTATAACAAAACAAATTGAACATCAGTTAAAAGAAACTGCAGAAACAGTATATAAAAGACAGGGTTCAATTCCTGGCGAACTATCAGAACTTATAAATAGGATTAACACTATTGAACCACCAAAATTTGATTGGCGCGGTTATTTAAGAAGATTTGTTGGAAGTTCTGTTATTATTTATACAAAAAAACTAAGAAGAAAGTTTAATAAACGTTATATTGAAAATCCAGGATTAAAGATTAAACACAAAAATAATATTTTAGTTGGTATAGATACTTCTGGTTCTGTAAGTAGTTCTGAACTTAAAGAATTTGCTCAAGAATTAGTTCATATGCATAAGACAGGACATGTTATTACTATTGCTCAATGTGATACTTCTATAAAATCTGTAGAAGTTTTTAATCCAAAAAAAGATTTATCTGTTAAAGGAAGAGGTGGAACAAATTTCCAACCTGTTATTGATCTTTTTAATAATAGTAAATCTAAATATACAGCTCTTATATATTTAACAGATGGAGAATGTAATCCACCTATAAACTGCCCTAAAAATACATTATGGGTATTGAGTAACCGTTCAGAAATGAACGATAATTTACCAGGTAAAGTAATTAAATTAAACTAAAAAAAAAAAATGGCACAAGTAAATTTAAACATTGATGAATTAAAGAATTTTATCAATCATATTATTGAAAACAATAGATTTTTACAATCTAGTAATAAACCTCCAGTTGCTGTTGAAGTAATGGGTGAATCCGGTATTGGTAAAACTTCTACAATTGTAGAAATTGCAGCCGAAAAGAATTTAAATTTTGTTAAATTAAATCTTGCTCAAATTGAAGAGCTAGGTGACTTGGTTGGATTTCCAGTTCGTCAATTCCAAATGTATACAGAAAAGCAAGTAGCTCAAGATAGTAACAGTGTTAATTTTACAGCAGCTCAAAGAACTGCAGCTGCAAATAATATAGCTCAAATAAATAATCCAACTGTAGTTAAAAAAGTGGGTGTTTGGGTTGATGAACTTGCTGTAACTGAATATTTAAAGAATGGCTACAAAATGACAGGTAAAAATAGAATGTCATATTGTGCTCCAGAATGGATTGCCGATAAGAAAGAAGGTGGTATTTTACTTCTTGATGACTGGAATCGTGCTGATATAAGATTTATTCAGGCTGTAATGGAATTAATTGATAGGCAAACCTATATTTCCTGGTCACTACCTAAAGATTGGCATATTATTCTAACATCTAATCCGGACAATGGTGATTACATGGTTAATTCTATTGATAATGCTCAAAAGACAAGATATATTACAGCAAACTTAAAGTTTGATATAAATGTATGGGCTCGTTGGGCAGAAGACGCTGGGATTGACTCACGTTGTATTAACTTTTTGCTTTTACACCCGGAGTTAGTAACTACAGAAACTAATGCTAGATCTATCACTACATTTTTCAATTCAATTTCAAGTATTGAATCTTTTGATAATAATTTGTCTCTCATCCAAATGATAGGTGAAGGTTCTGTAGGGGACACTTTTGCAAGTATGTTTACTATATTTATTAATAATAAACTAGATAAACTTGTAGCACCTAAAGATCTTTTATTGAATGATAATGAAAGTTATGTTTTAGGTTTGCTTTCTTCCTGCATTGGAAAAGATTCAAGTTACAGAGCAGATATTGCTTCAACTCTAGCAACTAGGTTGTGTAACTATACTCTTGTTTATGCAAAAGATAATACTATTAATCAGAAAGTAATTGATCGTTTAATTGCTTTATCAACTAAAGATTATTTTACTAATGATTTAAAGTATTTGATTGTAAGAACTATTTTTAATGGTAACAAGCAAAAATTCAATAAAATGATGATGGATCCTGAAGTTATGAAAATGACAATGATTTAATTTATGAATTTAGAACCTAGAAACGAATTTGGTTTTAGTATTGCTGCTCTTCAGCATTTTGGTTTAGAAGGTGCCCCTATAGTAGGGGTACCTTCTTCATCAATGAATATTGTGGAGCCCTATATACAATTGCGTTCAAACGTGTATGATCATATTCTTAATATTTTAGAAGAAGAAAGATCTGATGGCTCGGCTTTAAAAAGTTTTTATATTATGAGCAGATGCCCAGTCTCTTTTGATAGAGTAAAGCATATAGCAAAAAATAATAATTTAAAACTTACAAATGATTATTTAAATGCTGATTGTTTAGTTACACATAATAATTTAGAAAATCATTATTATCGTAATCAAAGACCTAATACAACAGCTCTTTTTATATTAAATGAAAATAATACAATTTATACATTTGAAGATAAAATAGAAAATATTGCAAGCATTGTCAATAATAACTATATGTGGTTTAAAAGTAAGACAAGATACAGACAAGGTGGTTATACGAAAGAATGGCATGAATCAATTTTACTTATAAAAAATAAAACTTTAGATATAGCATATTTAATCGATACAGGTGTTATAAAAAATGTAAAAAATATTGAAACTATTTCTAAAAGTTCTCAAACACTCGTAGCTATGGATGAAAAACTTTTAGATCTTTTAGTTGGTATGACTAATAGTTCTAATAAAGATGATGTAGCAATTGCAGGTAAAATAATTCCAACTTTAAAACAAGATGAAAACTTTCACTTATTATGGCAATTCTATCAACGTGTTTATAGTCTTTCTGCAAAATTTCCTAGAAATAAAGATGTTCTTCATTGGATAGAACAAAACTGTTACGACTATAGTACCTTAAGTGCTATACAGCTAATAAGAACATTACACGAAGATTCTAAATTAACTAATGATTCTTTTAAATATTTAGAAGCAATTGCAAGAAAAGAAGTATATGTAGTTAAAGGTGACATTTATAAATGCACTTTTTCAATTAAACCTGAATACTTAAATTTATAAAAAATGAACAATGATTTAAAAGTTGCTAAAACGCTTCTCCTAGAAATATCAAATATAGGTAGATAAATATTTTTTAAATTACCTAATTATGACAATATGCTAAGACCTGTATATTGTGTATATAAAGAAAATGAAAGATCTAATATATCTGAACATTTTGAAATTAATACTATAAAATTTGAATCTATAAATTTAAAAGATTCTACAATTTATAGGTATCCAAATATAAATTTACCTAGAGAAAAAGTTGACAGCCTTAAAACAAACTACAATCTTTCAGTTACAAGAGATGAAACTAAAGCTAATTATCGTGTTATTTCTAAATCTAGTATAACTAACTTATTTGAATTTGAATCTAGAGACTGGATAAGATTAAATGATTTTTTAACTTTTTTCAATCAAACTTTTTATGTTAATAATAAAGGTTATACTCTAGACAAAAGCTATAAAGAAGTAGTTGATATTTTAAATTTAGAATCTAATAATTGTCAAGATCCTTTTGTTATTACAATTAGATTTAGACTTGATAGGGGTGTTAAAGATAATCTTTTAGATGATTTAGATACTGTATGCAGCTATAGTCATACTAGACTTTTTAATATAAAAGATTATAATACATATTTAGATTTAACTCAAAGTTCAAATTTTGTTCTTGATAGTGACATTTTAAAATTTGTTAACTCAAACGCTATAACTTTAACGCATGAAAATTATTATTATTTGACTAATGTATTAGAAAACAGTAATTCCGCTTATGATGTAAATATGGTATTAACTACTATGGCAAATTGTAATTATGAATCTTCTTTTGATATATTAGCTTTACTTATATGGAAATATGATTATAAACTAAAAACAGAATCTGATATCTGGAATAGTATTAATGTTAAAACTTTAAGATCTTATTTTGATAAATACTTTGGCCGATCATATTCAAGATTGGACCATTATTCTAACATATTAGATCTTTTGTTTAAAGATGGTAAATTAACAGAATTTGCTTTTAAAATAGTTTCTGAAGATCTATTAGAGTATATGCAAAAAAATATTGGTTTTGAAGATTCTATTTTTGAATTTCAAATTACAGATATTAAATTAAAAGAAAATATAAAAGCTTCAATAGTTCCATCTTTATTACCTTAAACTATGACAGAACAAGAAAAAGATTTTTATTCAAAACCTTTTAAATTCAGTTATTCTTCTTTGAATAAACTGCTTTTTTCACCTTCATTATTTTATAATGATTATATACTTAGACAAAGGCAAGAAAAATTAGACAAACATTTACTTGAAGGTAAAGTCTTACATTGCTTGCTATTTGAACCTGAAAAATTACAAGAAAAATTTAAAATAGTACCAGGCAAATTACCCACAGATAATGTACGAAAAATCTTACACAGCTTACATAAAGTATCAAATTTAGGGTTAACGACTGATAACTCATTCGTAGATTTGATGTCTAAAGAACTTGAAAATTCAATATTAAGTATTTTAAAAGAAGAAAATCTATACCAAACTCTTAAAGAAGATTCTGCTAGACTTGTTAAAATTCAATGTCAAGAAAATGTAGAATATTGGAATTTTATTAATAATTCTAAAGTTGATGTTGTTGATGAAGAAACTTTAAAAAGATGCCAAGAGCAAATTGAAATTATAAAAAATAATACTCAGGTTAATAAAATATTTGGGGAATTTCAAACTGATTTTCCTTTAGACACTATAGAAACATTTTCTGAAAAGTACTTGGAATGTAAATTAGATAATTATAATTTTGGCTTAAAAGGATATGTTGACTTTTATAAAATTGATAACGATAAAAAAGAAATTGTAATTTGTGATTTAAAAACCACAAGTAAGACAATTGATGAATTTCCAGAAACAGTTGACTATTATAAGTATTGGCTTCAAGCAGTTATATATACTAAATTGGTGATTGAAAATCTACCTGAAGAAAAGCAAAATTATAAAATTATCTTTACCTTTATAGTTATTGACAAATACAACCAAGTATATCCATTTGAAGTTTCAGAAATAAGTTTAGATGCATGGGTAACTGATCTTAGATACGCACTTGAGACCGCTAATTATCATTACACTAATAACAACTATAGTTTACCATTTAAGTATTTAGTGAACAAAGTTAGATTATAAAATGAATATTATATATACATCTTATTTTCAAAAAAGCAAAGTTTTTCTTTATCCTTTATTAGGATTTAAGAAAAATATTGAGTTTGTCCCGGCAGATACATTTATCTGCTGGGATGAATTCATAGATGTTTTAGATTATAAGTTTATATGTGTATATAAATGTGAAATGACTTTAGATTTTAAAAACTTTGAAACAAAATATTTAAAAAGTCATAGGTTATTGAAATCTTATTATAATCTCGCGGATAAACAAATTTATGTTTTTAACTTTAAAAGTTATAAATATGATTTTGATCAGTTTATTAACGGTCATTATTCTAAATTTTCTTTGAAATCTAAAGATTTAATTTTGACCTACTTTTCTGAGTATGGTAAAATTTCAGAGTATATTAAAAGTTTTTTAGATCCAGGTAACTATCACGAAATATATGCAGAAAACTTAGGAGTTAATATCAATCTAATTAGAGAGGTTCATGAAATCTGTAGTAAACCTGATTTTGAAAAAGAATGTTTAAAAGAAAAAATTTTACAAGAAAAAGAAATTAGTTTATAATAGTTCTTTATATTTGTAAAAAAACAATAAAAATGAAAAAAGAAACCACATTTGGAAAAAACATGATGCTCATTAGCACAGCCTTTAGAGGATTAAACTCTTTTAGTTTAATTCCTTTGACTCTAGACTGCCCTTTTGTTGAGGCAATGTTTGATCCTTCATCCGGAGTGCTTGCTGTAATTAGTAAAGTTAAAAAAGAATCTTTACACATGGTGCCAAGATTAGATGAAGAAGGTCAACCTATGAGATTAAAATTTCCAAATAATGAAACTGGTAAAGTTGTTAAAGAACAACGTTTACAAATTGAAACTTTTTCTGAGATTTACATTAAAGAAAAAGACGAAATTGCTATGTTAGTATATTTGTTTGCTATTAACGCTGAAGATTTTGATATTTCAAAGTATTTTGCAGATGTAAATAAAACTGAAATAGATAAAAAAGATTTGATTATATTACCTTAATTATGCACTTGATAACCACTCACCCGGTTAAAAAGTCAGACTTAGGTTTTCATGCTAATTTATTTGGAGGTAAGTTATTAGCATGGCTGGACTCTGCGGCAGCTGCGTTTGCTATGGAAATATGTAACACACCTAGAATGGTGACCGTTATGATTGACAAATGCATATTTAAACGCTCTGCCAAAGAGGGTCAGCTTATTAAAATTTACGGAGATGTGAAGGAAGTAGGAAATACAAGTATGACTTTTTATATAGAAGCTAGATCCCATAATATATACTCCGGCGCACAGACTATAATTTTATCTACAAATATTAAGTTTGTAAGGATTGATGAAAACGGAGATGCTGTTCCAATAGATAGTCATATAAAAGAAAAATATAAAGTTTAATTTATGAATCATTGGATAATGGACTATGAAACGCTTAAAAATTGTTTTATTGCAGTTTTTGAGCATTATAAAAATTCTGAAAGAAAAGTCTTTGTTATTCATGATTTAAAAAATGATCTTAAAGACTTTATTGATTTCTTGATTGAAAATAAAAAAAATAAAGAATGGCATATATCTTATAATGGTTTGGCTTTTGATAGTCAAGTAACCCATTATATTTTAGATAACCATGCTTTATGGGAAACCTTATCAGGATGTCAAATAGCAGAAATAATTTATGAGTATGCAGTAAAATGTATTAATAGAAATGATAATAAAGAATTTCAGGATTATGCTCCCTTTAGAATGCAGATAGGTCAGATTGATCTTTTTAAAATGCATCACTGGGACAATCCTCAAAAAATGTCTAGTTTAAAATGGATTCAATATAGTATGGATTGGGATAATCTTTTAGAAATGCCCATACATCATACAACAGAAATTAAAAATCAATCAGAGATAGACATAGTTATTAGTTATTGCATAAATGACGTACTATCAACTAAAGAAATTTATAATAAATCTCAATCTCAAATAAAACTTAGAAAAGAACTAAGTAAGAATTACAATATTAATTTATATAGCGCTTCTGAACCAAGAATAAGTAAAGAGCTTTTTTCTTATTATCTATCAGAAAAATTGAATATTCCCAAGAAAGATATCAAGAATATGCGTAGTCATAGAAATAATATTAAGTTATCAGATTTAATCTTAAACTATATAAAGTTTGAATCTTTAGAATTTAAATTACTTTTAGATAAGTTTAAAACAATTGAAGTACACGCAGATAATTTAAAAGGTTCTTTTAAACATTCAATCAAATACAAAAATGTAAACACATATTTTGGTTTAGGCGGTGTTCATGGGGCAAACGTTCCGGGTGTATATAAATCAGATGAAGAGTTTGTAATTATAACGTCAGATGTAGTAAGTTTTTATCCAAACTTAGCAATTCAAAATTCTTGGTCTCCAGGTCATTTTCCCAAAAAAGAATTTTGTGATCAATATAGGTGGTTCTTTGATGAAAGAAGAAAGATTCCTAAAAAAGATCCTATGAACTATGTTTATAAGATTATTTTAAACTCTACATATGGTTTAAGTAATGATAAAGATAGTTTCTTTTATGATCCGGAAATGACTATGAAAATAACTATTAACGGTCAGCTAAGTCTTATGATGCTTTATGAGATGATTATGGAAAATATTCCTCAAGCCCAAGCAATAATGCAAAATACAGATGGTATAGAAACTAAAATACCTAGAACACATCTTCAGAAATATATGGAAATATGTACTGAATGGGAATCAATAACAACTCTTAAATTAGAACATAATGAATATCAAAAGCTTGTACTGGCTGATGTAAATAATTACATTGCCTTAAGTAATTACAAACAAGTGGAAATGTCTGAGTGGAGAGAAATTCAAAAAGAATTCCCACATTATCTATTTAAAGTTGAAGATTCTAAATTTATGTACGCTCCTTGTAAATTAACCGGAAGGTTTGATTTTCATAATTTAGCATTACATAAAAATAAATCAAAATTGATTATTCCAAAAGCAATATATCATTACTTTATACATGATATTTTACCTAAAGATTATTTAGAAAGTAACAAGAATATTTTTGATTACTGTATTGGTAGTAAATCCAAAGGTGATTGGAAACAAATGTCTAGATGTATAAAAAATGGTGTATATGAAGAAAAAGAAATTCAAAAAATTAATAGGTATTATATATGTAAAACAGAGCACCCTGAAGCTTGTAAAATAACTAAAGTAAACAAAAAAGATAATAGGGAAATACAATTAGAAGCAGGACAATGGATGCAAGTACTTTTTAATAAGGTAGATATTAAACCTAAATGGGATTTATATAAGATAAATCAAAATTACTATTTTCAATTGATTGAATCGGAAATAGAAAACATAATTAACTATAGTCCACAACAACTTAAATTATTTTAATATGGATTACTTTGAATTAGAATGTGCTGTTGAACAATGGGCTGAAGATAAAGGTATTTTATCAAAAGCTACACCAATGGCACAAGCTATTAAAACTCTAGAAGAAACAACAGAGTTTTGTAAAGCTGTAAATAATAATAACAGAGAAGAAATCATTGACGCAATGGGTGATATCATGGTTACATTAATCATTCAAGCTAAAATGCAAAATCTTTCTTTGGAAGAATGTCTTGAATCGGCATATAAAGTTATCAGTACGCGTACTGGCAAAATGATAGACGGTCAATTTGTAAAAGATACAAAATGAAAAATTTAAAAACTCAAGATTATAAGCAAGCTTTTTATTTGCTTATTTATTTATTTGTAATGATGTCTTTTTCTCTTCTAATTTCTTTATAGTGGAGGAGACGAGACAAATTGTATACAATTCAGTCACTTGTTTAGAATGTTCTGAAACTATTGTTAGTTATCATAGACATGATTATAAAACTTGCAGTTGCCCTAATAAGGCAACTGTAGACGGAGGTACAGATTATTTAAGATATGGTGCGGTTGATATGAATAAAATTAAACTTTTAACTATTTATGACAACGATCCTTTTGAAATAGTTCGTAAATATGCCTGCAGAGGTGGTCGTGGGATTAATGGTAAAGAAGAATTAAAATATGTTCCTCTTTGTGATATGAATGATGAATGGTTAGATGCTGTAGTAAAATATGGTGGTGTAAAGTGGCATATTGATTTAATTAAAAAAGAAATAGAATATAGAAATGAAGATTCAAAACGTTAATTTAATTGGTATAAGCGGGAAAGCTGGTTCCGGTAAAGACACTGTTGGTAAGATTATACAACTACAAAGCACTTTAAGTGACAGTGGATCTTGGGAAATTAAAAAGTTTGCTTATAAACTAAAACTTATAAGTAGTATATTAACAGGAATTGATATAAAAAATTTTGAAGATCAATCCTTTAAAGAAACAGAACTAGGACCTCAATGGAATACAAATCCAGCCGGTAAAATAGGAACCAAATGGGCTTGTCCTATGACTGTAAGACAATTATTACAGAAGTTAGGCACAGAAGCTTTAAGAGATAATTTACATAATAACGTTTGGATTAATGCTTTATTTGCGGACTATGTTTACAATAGCAAATGGATTATTACAGATGTAAGATTTAAGAATGAATATGAAAGTATAAAAAGTAAAGGCGGAATATTAATTAGAGTTAATAGACCTGGTTATGGAACATCAATGAAAGCTCTTGCTAATGATCACATTAGTGAAACAGAACTAGACGGCTATGATTTTGATTATACAATTGAAAATAATGGAAGTTTAGAAGATTTAGTTTTTAAAGTTAATAATATAATTAAATGACACAAATCAATCCTGAATATTACGATTCAGACCCCTTTGATATGAAAAAAAGCAAATTTGGTCCTTTTAAGGACAATCGCCCATTTAGTACAAAAGCTAAAGACTTTGGACAAT